TTATAGGGTTTATAAGAAGAAAGAAGGGAAGAATGTACGGGGTTTTCGGTTATGCTCGTAAGCTGCTGATTGTGAAAGTAAATTCGCCACCCCTATGCCTCGTGTATTTCGGGGTAAAATGAGGTATTGACCTGTAATTCTCTATTATTTTATAGTATATACTCTGCAAAAGGAGAGAAACATGATTCATCTTATAGATAATTGTCACGGCACTACAAAATTTAAAGAAACAGAATTGTGCAGTATTTGTACACTTCATGACCACCATAATTTTGTGAAAGCGAAAAACATGGGTCTTCCTGCACGCAACGAACTCTATCAAAAAGTTCTCGACGGTCTTAATGATGATCGCTCGTGGAGAGTACAGAAGAAACCGAACAGTGAATGTGGACATCCGGGCGTCCGTAACACTGCTGGTAAATGTGTCTTCTGCTTGACCGAGCAACGCATGACGGGGGAGTGGAAAAAACCAAAAGCAGCCATTGTTAATACCGCTGGTGAAGCCGACGCACTGCGTGAAAACATCGCAATGATTGAGCATAATATTTCTGTTTTGAATGAACAGTTAGAGACGATGAAAAACGCCCTGTTACTGAGTGAATCGGGAATTCACGTTGGGGTCATTAAAATCAAATCACCGCGCCAGCAAGCCATCGCCGACGGTAAACGTTGGTATATTCCGTATGAGCCTTGTAAGCATTGTAATATTATTGCGGAACGTTATGTGGCAAATGGTAAATGCCGTAATTGTGGGAGATAATAAAATGTACAAGATGAGTAAGAAAAGTCTCACTGGGAGGATAATCGTACTACCTGTATTCATTATTATTTTAGTTGTTGAGTCGATACTAAATAAGGCCGATGACTGGAGTTACTCCGTGAAGAGATTGAGAATTAGGATGAACGAATGGATTGATAAAAAATTTCCACTTGGATAAAACAAAGCCCGCTAAATGCGGACCTTTTATTTACTTGATTAACTGTCCATACCGGTCCTTAATCATCTCCACAGGAATTGATATTCTACCAATCTCACCGTAGTCTCGATGATATGTTATGACAGTGGCGCTTCTTCCGGAGTCGTAACCTCCGTTACTTGAATACTCGTCTTTGGCCGCCAGAGTTTGGTGCATCTCAGTGATGAACATGTTGCTCTCTGCTACTTTCCGATGATGATAGTGTCCCATGTGTAGGTAGCCAAACTTAGTACGGCCATAAATCTCCCGGAACTTACTGGCAAATACTGCGTCCAGCTTTTCCATCCTGGAACAGTGCCCGTGATGCACACCGATCATTACTTTGCCGAATTCGATTGCGTAGTAGGGACTTTGTTCGTCTACAATGGTCACGCGGGGATTACCGGAATACACCTCTTTAAACATCTCTCGCAACCACACAGAGGACGCAAGGTCGTGGTTACCAGTGGCGATTAGCAGCGTCACTTTCCGATGCTTCTCCAGACACATATTCACGGCTCGCTTAATCACACGGATAGCAGTCTGGACCACTTTGAAGAAACGCGTATCAGAGTCGAGAATATGCCCGGATGTTGGTGTAACCGCCTTCAGGCCGTCGAAGTGCAGGAAATCCCCCTGAAGGTTGATAAGACACTCTGTTGCGTTGGGTGCCAATGCTGTCGCCGATTTGAACCACGACGATATGAGATGTTCTGCAATGTTGGTATCGTAATCGTCTCCACCCTCTTCTTCACATGCCAACATACCAATGTGTGCATCTGTTACTGTGTACATGTTCAGGAGAGTGCTATCCTCATCACGGGATATTAAATTAATTTCCTCTAGTGGGGATAAGCACTCTGTAAGCGCCACAATCGCTTCCTGCATCATTTTCAACTGGCGCTCGGCGTCCACATCAGTCTTGACCCATTGCAGCGCTACAGTCCCGTCCTCCTTCACCAGTGACGATGTACCTTTCACCTTGTAACCGTCCGGCACAAAGCGAGACACATTACCACCATGACCCAGCCCGCGCGCACCGAGACGTTTGATGCGGCGGTTAATATTGCCGGGGCTCATGCCGTACTTTTTCGCAATGGCATGACCACTCATTCCCGCAGTCACGTCTGTCAGTAATTGCTCGTCAGTCAGTATACTCATTACACTTTGCTCCGGCTTTTAACTAACTGGTCGATAACAACCGTAAAGAACTGGTTACAACCAACATTCGGGTAATCAATGCCGAACTTGTAACCTTTGATGATAAGGTCGGTCGCTGCAGGATTACCGCCCGGGTTAGCCCGTTTAATCATTTCCTGCACGCCCATCTGTGCACGTTGAGCGCTGCAACCGTTAAAGAGCAGGTTAGCAACCCGTGATTCATTTGTCTCAGCAGTAACAGCTGCGTTAACCTGAGCGCCCGCCAGGAGCGCTACAAGTGGTAAATATTTAATCATGGTTAAGGTGCCTCATATAATGGTGTGGGGTCGCTATACTCTTTCAGTTTTGGGTCGCCAGCGTGAATTAGATAACCTTTATAGGTGATGTGAGCTACCGGATATTTGAACGTTTCCTCTAACTCAGCAACACGCGCCTCAGCCGCTAAACAGCGCTCCATCAGCTGGCAATAACTCAGTGCTTCCATATCCACTGTTCCCGTACTTTACCTTCAACAATGAGACGAGTGACACAAAGTCCGTCCCGGTCAGCCTGTGCACGCATACGTGACAGTGTGGTCAGCGCCTGAACCTCTGTCATATTACCCAGCAGGTCGGACAGTTTGTGATGACTGATGATGTTTTTCATTTGGTTACACTCCAGCTTATATTGTTGAGGAAGTATTGACTGCGTACCCGTGTCACTAATCCGCGTTTTTCCATATCTTTTAACTTACGCAATAGAGAAGCAGTATCGAGACATGGGTATCTATATGACATTTTATTTCGGATATGATATGTAGGGTCAACGCTACTGATGGCTTGGATTACGTCTCCATCATCAATCAATGCAATTCTCATTTGATTATACCTCTCTGTTGTTGTTCCGATGAGTTAAAGATAACCCACCTTGACGATGCCGTCAATACTAATTGCAAAAAAAAGCCCCGAAGGGCTTATTTAGTTTCCGCAAAGGCAATAGCACTTGTATCACCCTGTGCCGCCGCGTAATGGCGCGCCACGTCTGCTGCATTTGTGAGGTTAGCGTGAATGTGTCCAATCTTGATATAGAGCCGGGGTTTACCGCCATCAATCATTATCACATTGTTCACACGTCCGTCTTTAAGCGCAGGGTGCCAGTCGTAACCCAGTTGACGCATCATGTCACGGCGTTTACCTACCGGCACAGTGCGGTCGGCGCGCATCTGACGTAACAGGTTGTCCAGTGCCTTACTGCTCACCCAACCACCCGCAAAGCCCTGGCGACCCTCGTCAATCGCTTCCATAATTTCCTGCTCAACACTACCGAGTGATGCTGTCACAGCCTCGTGAGTGCTGCTGGTCTCTGGTGCTCGCTGACAATGTGTCGCCGGGTTAAACTGTGCGGGAATGGCGTAGTTCTCCAGATAATGCGTCACGGCTGCAAATCCACCGCCACGTTTGAGCCAGTCGTACAGGTTGGGGAAGTAGTCGCCGCCCATACCGTCACGCACGATATCGATATGCTCCTGCTGCGCAGTGTAGAAAATAGCGAACCGGCGGTCATTAGCGGTCTTGCGCACAGCGTTCTTGTGGTTACTGTTGAACATGAAGTTGGCACACAGGCGGTGCATTACCTGGTCCTGCTGCATCGCACGTTTAGCGAGGTACTCACCGGTAATCATCGGTTTGAGTGTTTCAATCAGTTCGAGTTTCTGCTCCGGAACGTAAATATCCTCCACGCCGATGAATATTTTATCGAATAACCATGCGTTGAACTTCTCGCCAATTTCCTGCGCTGGCGGCATGTGACTGTAACGTGAACCGACCGCTTCCATTACGCACAGTGTGAACAGTGTTTTACCGTTACCTTCAACACCCTGCAGTAATGGCGCCCACTTGAACTTGGTCCCTTTGTACTGTACGCACGCCGCCATGTAGGACAGCAGGATGTCGCGGTCGCGCTCAACGGGTAACAGTTTGACCAGATGAGTGAGGAAAGGTGTCACATCGCCCGGGACGCTCGCCACTGTCACCGGTACGTATGCGTTGACATGACGCAGACCGTCTTCTTCGATAATGGCACCCTGCGGCAGGTCCGGACGGAACGTTGAGCGGTCAACCTTCGGGAACATAATGCACTGGTTCTCGGTGAACGCTTCAAAAGCCTTTTTGGTGGTCTTCTCGTTACCGTCATCCAGCGCAAACACGTAGCCACCGTACATTGCATTAAACTGCTCGGACTTCAGCATCTGACCGTTTGGCGTGAGAATACGGTGACTGTCTGCCACATACACGCAGCCTTTGAAGTGGTCAACAAGTTGTGAGCCACCAATGAATTGATACCCACTGCGGATAACCGGTGCACCCGTCTCAACAACCTGAGCAGGAGTCACCAGTTCAATCGGTGCGCCGACACTGTAGTAGGTTGTCTGACGTGCGCAAGCACCCAGAATGGTGCGTCGCATGTACGACTTGTGACTGTCCCATTTAGGACGCGCCAGCGCAGACAGACGCATCAGGCGTTCGATACGTTCACAGTTACCACCGGTCCAGAACGATAAATGTTGGGCCAGTGCGGCATCGGCGCTCGACCCGTCATACTCGCGGTCCTCATCCGGATACGCATCACTCAGTACCTCGACGTTACGCGTCCACAGGTCTTTAAATGTTGCTTTACCACCGAAAACAGCCGCGACACCACCTTTACTCGAACAGGCTTTTTCGATGAGTTTCGCGTCGTCCTCAATCGGACACGAACCTTCGGCGTGAGTTGTTGACCACTCCACCGCTGCAACTTGCTCGGTCTGCGGGAAATACCGGGCAACCGTGGCGTTGAGCGGTGCGGATGCGTTAAACATCATGTCACCCCGTGCACCACTTCCCAGACAGATGAAACGGTCGGACGTGTACAGTTCGATGTGCAGTGGAACATTTTTACAGCTGTGCTCAGGGATGGACGGACTGTAACCAAAAATGTGCAAGCCTTTACCGCTGTTGCTCACTTCCACGTAACAACCGGCAAAAGTTGTGCATAATTCCAGCGCGAGCGGTGACCAGGTGTTATCATCCTGTAGTGCACCGTCGATATCCACGCAGAAACGACCATCACCCGTAAGAATGACCGCGGGACGATATGACTCACCCAGTGCAGAAGCCGCCGCGACCGCCTGAGCATGAGACATGCGGTCCGCAACGTGCAGACTGACCACTTCACCAGCAGCATTACACGGCATCTTCTCCGTGCGCCCTGGTTTCTTCTGTGAAGGTACTGTTTTGCAGACGATAAAGTGCAGGGAATCAGCCCCCTGCACAGGGGGATTCGTATGTGTCATCTCTGTCTCTCCGTTTTGGTTATTAAAGTAAGGTGGTCAACGCGCGAGCACGTAGCTCCAGTGGTGCAGACTTAGCGATGTTGTCACCCAGTGCAATACCCTGTCCAATCAGTTCAAGGCTTTCTTCTTCCACTGCTCGTTGCATCACTGCCTCACGAAGTGCGTCCATCCTGACCCAGTGATGGTTGATGGTGCCCATTGCCACACCAGCCTCGGCTGCCACACCATCGCGGGTAAGAGTACCAAAGCCGTCGCGCTGTGCCATCGTGTAAGCTACTTCCAGAATGTGTTCTTTGCTCATAATTTCGGTTCCATTAGGTAATTTGTTGCAGTATGACACAGGTTGACGGAGTGGTCAATGGGCAGTTTGACGGTGCTTCTGAATTGCCTCTTCAATAGTCGGATGTCTTTCGAACATTTTCCCATCGCGTTTACGTTTGAATAAAATTAATTTGACCATTCCAGGCCCAGACGGTGCTATTTCAAAGCGAATGCACCTGTCATGCGCCAGAATTACGGCTTTTGTTAAATGGTCGTAATCGAAAGTTGCGCCATAAAAGTTACGTATATTAATCTCTATACCACGTGAATGTGGTTTTACATCCCCGCAAAGATGATTACCCCCGCCCATTATGTCACAAAGCATTTCAAAACATTCAAACTGTTCTTCTGTCATCCATTCTTTACGATAAAAATCATGTTCACTCATCACAACTCCCCCTCACCGCTGTAAAATTTAAAATCACCGCCCAGCCCGATAATAAGTGTCCCAAATGCAAGCTGTGCCTTTTCGTGTTCCGTACCTTTATACTCCCACCCGGCTTTTTTCACCTCGCGTGCCACAAACTGTCCAATGGTTAACCCTACCATATCAGGTGTGATAACCACGGGGCGGATACCGATGAGGTCGCTCGACTTGATACGCTTGTTCATTGTTGAAGAGTCGTTGCACAGACCGTAACGTACAACTCGACCATTTTCATCTTTTAACGCACCGCAATTATTGCGAAAAAGTCGCCAGCCCATCTTACTTGCCAGCAGCCGCGCCTCATCCTGTACGCGCGCTTCGGGTGTATCTTTGGTTGAGCGTGGGGCATCCAATCCCACCATCGTCACAAGGTCAGCCAATGCCTCCCCTGTGATACTGTGTTTACGTTGCCATTCGAGAAGGTTGTTCATGATACACTCCTAATTCATTCACATCGGGAACATGTTAGTGCGTTTTGACGAGTCCGTCAACGTCATTTTGTATTTTTTCCATAAGTGTTAGTGCATCATCTTTTTTCAGGCCTTGTGCACTTAACCAGTCGACGTGATAAGTCAGGAAAAATTTACGAAATATTTCTTTGTCGCTCATGCCGTCGTGTCGCCAGTAACCGGCAATAGTCGCCATCAGACCATCCAGTCGTCCCAGCACTTCCAGGCGCTCACTTTGACGCTTGACATTAGCCATCACTCCAGCGGGTGGTACATTCATCGCCGTCAGCCTGTTGCGCATTGCCTCGGGTGTCTCACGTGCTCCCACAACCTCATTGCGCATCTGTGCCAGTACATCCGGGTCAAGCTCGTACAGGTCGCCGTCCACCTGCATCGGGCCGGAGCGGTCTGCCGGTTTAGGTACAGGCTCGCCGCAGTCCGGACATGCGTCGAGGAACCGCTCATACACTGCCGCACAAGCTGTACACACGCGCACCGTCGATGGTTCACTTTTACCCGTGCGACGCTCCCGGCGGTCAAGACTCCACTCACGCGGTGCATCCGGTAAACCGTGGCGCATGACGTTCGATACAGCGTCAATAATGATAGCGTGTGATTTCCCCTCGAACGGACGCAGCGCACGACCGAACATTTGCGCATAAAGTGCATAACTCTGTGTCGGTCTGGCGAAAGACACCACTTCCACTGCGGGGATGTCCACTCCTTCCCCTATTAACGAATCATTAACAATTTGCAAAATCTTTCCGGACTTCAAATCGCGGATAGCCTGCACACGTTCTTCATCTGCATTACGTCCGGATAGCGCAATAGCCGGTACACCACGTTTGCGGTATTCCTCCGCTACTTCCTCAGCGGTATCCACACCAACGGTGAAAGTTATGCCACGCTTACCCGGGCAGATTTTGAGATAATGGCTCACGATATCGCCGACAATATGCGAACGTCCAATCTCCGCTTTGAGTTCCTTCTCTTTATAATCCCCCGTGGTTTTACTGGTTTCCACGTTATCCAGTCGCAGGTCAGTTGGTGGACAGTAAATTTTGTACTGACTGAGATATCCGTTATCGATAAGCCAGCGCATCGATGGTCCTTCGACAATCACATCCGCATAACCGTCTGTCTCACGCGATAAACCCTGTCCATCTGCACGACAAGGTGTTGCAGTCGGTCCGAGTCCACGAGCACCAGCGTTGAGTAAGGGTGTCAGGACACCGCCCCAGGTCTTCGACTTCTTCGTAGCGTGGTGAAACTCATCCTGTACGACGGTCAGCTTATTACCCAGTTTTGCGAGGTCAGCAATTTTAGCCTCACGCATTGACTGTACAGACGCAACCATTACCCGTGCATTTGGGTCAACATAATTAACCCCGTGGTTTTCCATCGACTGCTTGGCTGCAAAGCGCACCACCTTATTAGCAGCAATAACCTGGTGGCGAATTTCCATGCGTCCCATCGTGTCGCTCAACTGTGTAATCAGCTCCTGACGATGTGCCAGCACCAGCACATACTGACCCCGGTCACGCTCTTTTGCGACAATCGCGGTTAGGGTCATTGACTTGCCACTGCCGGTGCTGGACACCATTGCTACAAACTGCTTACCGGCGTCCCACTGCTGGTACGTGTCTTTGACCAGTTTTTCCTGATAGGGTCGGAGTGTTGGTATCATTTGCGGTGCGCCCTCAATACACGAAATCGGTTTTAAATTGGTGGTCACACTCTGGGCAGCAAGTTTCATAACCTTCAATCGGTTCACAAGCTTGTTTTGCGCCAGAAAATTCCCAAAAATCCGGGTCACACAATAAGTCAAAATAATGACCGCATTTCGGACAGGTGACGTCGAGCGATAAACTCCAATAAGCGGTAGTGTTTTTACTCATCTTCTGCACACTCTCGATTTTGTCTACATCTGGTACTCGCCTCTTTCAGTTGTTTAACTTGGTGGGCCAAACGTTGAGGACAAACACTCTCTCCTTGTTTCAAATGTTTGCGAACCAGTTCAACAAACCACTCATAATTAGGTCGTTTCGCTAATTCTTCACGTAATTTCGCAGCTTCTTGTTCTGCACGGGTCGCTCTCGCTCTGTGGTCATTGTTGTTCATCTCTCACATCTCCCACACTTTACGCACGCTGTTCGACTCGACCATGCGTGCTTTTCTGATTAATTTACGTGCCACATACATCGGTATCTGCACATCGTCGAGGAACCATTTATCCTTCTTACTGACCGAATTGTACCAGCCGTAAGAAGGTCGGAGCAGTTGTTTAATTTTCATAATAGTGGCTCCGCGTCGGGGTTGCGTTTCCAGTACGCCGCATAAATTTCCTGTTCAGTGTAATAGACACCCTTATGTGTTGTACCCGCACAGATTTCATCAAAGAAACCGTAACCCATCACTGTAATGAACTCCCATTCTGGCATTTCCGAAAGAATTTTTACTTTGTTTTCAAAGTTCTGCTTTTCCACCATATCGGTAATCAATTGTCCCAACAGCGTCATCTCTCATTACCTCTCTGTTATTGACGATAGCGTCATTATGTCGCACCACCCACCCCGTGTCAAATTTAAAATTAGTGTTGACGAGTGCGTCATGGTGGTATAGAGTTCACCACATCGACAACAACGGAGGACAGAGAGAGATGAGTAATATCACATTAACCATCCCGAACGACGACCACATTGCGCTGCGTGCGTTCGGTAAAGCACTGGAAGAAATGGCACTGGCGCACGGTGCTGAGCCGATGGAAGAGACACTGGTGCGAGCGCGAGTCGGCGAAGAAGAAATTGAATATCTGACACGCGATGCGGTTGCCGCTCGTCTACGTGTCGCCACAGAAGAACTACAACAAGCCGCACCGCGTATGATACAGGAGTTGCGTTTCGAAGGTGAGGAACTACACGGTAAACGCAAAGAGCCGGAAGTTGACAGCACCGCTCAACAGGTCGAGTCGCTGAGTAATAAGCGTGAGGAGTTTGAGCAAATTGTTGACGATGTGAAAGTTGCTGCATCCGAATTTCTCAACGTGCCTTCGCATGTTTTGACCGGGCAGGAAGCGCCACCCACCATCGACTCAACCGGTACACCGTGGGACGAGCGCATCCACTCCGCCAGTAAGGCGCTCAATGCGGACGGCACGTGGCGTCTGCGTCGTAAGCCGAAGGATATGGATGAGGTGGAATGGTCCGACTACGTGAGCATGATTAAAGCCGACCTACAATATCCGGTTGAATGCGGTGGAGAGGGGGAGGAAATTGGCGAACCGACACGGGAAGAAGTCGATGAACTCATCGAAGCCTCTAACAAGATGTTGGAACCACATGTAACACCGCCGGGCGATGACTTTCACACTGACGCAGGTGTGGTAACCGAGCAAACTGTTGCCGGTATTCCCCCACTGCCTGTACCACCGCCGGTAGTTGTTGCACCGCCTGTACCGGAAGTAACCACATGGGACTTCCCGCGCCTCATGACCTTCCTGACCGAGCGTCACGGTAAGATTGATGTGGCAACGGTGAACACGCTGCTGGCGCAGGACGGTATGTTGTCGGTACAGGAACTGAACGCCCACCCGGATAAAATCGGTCCGTTCGTGGCACGTGTTAAAGCGCATTTGGGGGAGTGAGTTGTATGAAGGAGAAAGCGTTAACACAAGAAACACTCAAGGCTCTTCTCCATTATGACCCCGTCACAGGGGTCTTTACTTGGTTGGTGAGTCCAAGTTTCACTGTCAAAGCTGGGGATAAGGCCGGGAATGTCACGCCTAAAGGTTACTGGCAAATCGGGATAAATAGAAAGCGGTATTTGGCACATCGCTTAGCGTGGCTCTACGTACACGGAGTTTTTCCGGAAAAAGACGTTGACCACATTAACCGTAATCCAGCAGACAACCGGATTGTTAATTTGAGAGATGTCAGCAATCAATTTAATTTATTTAACACTTCGAAACAAAAAGATAATACCTCCGGTTACAAAGGGGTGACTTTCATACCAAAGGTTAAAAAGTGGCAAGCCCAAATCAGAATGAATAGTAAGAAAGTGTACTTAGGTACATTTGATACACCCGAAAGAGCTGATATAGCACACAGAATTGCTGAATATTTTAGAGAGAAATATTATGACCACTCAACTACCAAAGGTGTCTGATGCTTCCATGTGGATGACCTGTAACGGGTCATTCCGGGCGCAACAGGCTTATCCGCCGCTGAATGTCGAACCGTCGCAGTCACGTCTCGAGGGACGTGCCGCACACGAAGTGGCTCAGAAGTTATTCAAAAATGAGCCATTCAGTGGTCTGGTGGGTAGTTTGTCAAAGGATGGAATTATCATCACAGACGAACTGTTTGATGCTGCTCGTGAGTATTTTAACGAGGTGTGGGGTTATTGTAACACTCACGGGCGAGTGCACGACCTTCACGTTGAAGAAGTGTGTCCTGTTCCGGGTTACGGTGACTGGTACTGTATCCCTGATGCATGGGTGTACGTACCGGAAGTGAAGGTGTTACGTGTCTGGGACGCGAAATTCGGTCACCGTATTGTTGACCCGTTTGAAAACTGGCAGTTGTTGATTGAAGCGTTCAGTATTTGCGAACAATTCCAGTCGCCACCGGGCATTATTGAACTGGTCATCGTACAGCCACGCGGATTCAGCAGTGAAGGTACAGTACGTAAATGGGTGCTCACATACGACGAACTGTGTGCATACCGGCAGCAGGTGAACGAGACGATGCCCCGCGTGCTGGATGCCACGCCGATGTGCACGTCCGGACCACACTGTCTCGACTGTAGCGCACGTGCACACTGTGACACGCTGAAGCAACAGAGTTATGCAGGTGTGGACTACGTACAGTCGTTGCAGACGCATAATTTGTCCGGTCATGCACTGGGCGTTGAGTTGCGACTCCTGCAGCGTGCACAGGAGATGATTAAAATGCGTCTCAGTGGTCTGGAGGAACAGGCACTGCATGAGATTAAGCAGGGGCAACACGTGACATTCTACACCGCTAAAACCACTTACGGTCGTAAGCGCTGGAAGAAAGATGTTCCGGTTGACCAGGTGATTATGATGGGGGATTTACTCGGTCAGAATTTGCGTAAGCCGCAGGAACTGGACACACCTGCACAGTGTATCAAAAAAGGTATCGACCCGTCCGTTATTGAGCAGTACGCTGAAACACCTGTCACGGGTGTCAAGCTGGAACAGGTTGATGAACGTGTAATTAAAAATGTATTTTCCCGAAAATAGTTGTTGACGTACTCGTCAAACTAACGTAGTATTCAAATCACCGGGAGACAGAGGGTCTCCCACACTTAGCAGAGAGGATTTACAAGATGGCTCAATTTACTTTCGTTACCCCTGTTGCTCGCCTGATTCACGGCCACCCGCTGAAACAGAATGTACGCACTGATGGAGTTACAAAACAACCGGTTCTTGGTAAAGATGGTCAGCCCATTAAAGAGATTTACATCGGTATTGCAATTCCTAAAACCGGTGAAGCGGACTGGAAAGATACCGAATGGGGTAAACAAATCGTAATGGCGGCGCTGGACGCTGAAAACGGTTACGATGCCGCCACCACTCGCCGCCCCGACTTTTCCTGGAAAGTGATCGACGGTGACAGTGATATCCCTAACAAAGCTGGTCACGCACCGAATGAGGACGAATATAAACGCGGTCACTGGGTCTTGCACCTGAACACCCGTATTCCGTACAACTGTTATCATGTTGGTAAATATAACCCGCTCGATGCGATTCAGGACGCAAATGCTATTAAACTCGGTGATTACGTTCGTGTGAATATTGTGGCAAAAGGTAATAAGCCGTCCAAAACTCCGGGCGTATATTTGAACCCGAACCTGCTCGAACTTTCACGCTCTGGCGAAGCGATTGTTCGTGAAGGTAGCGGTCCGGATGCAGCAAGCGTATTCGGCGGTAGTGCACCTGCTCAGGTAGCACCGACCCCAGCCCCAGCTGCTCCCGCACCTGCAACACCGCCGCCAGCAACTGACTTACTGGTGACACCGCCGCCGGTTGTTGAAGAGAAGTATAGCTACAACGGCGCCGTGTATACCAAAGCACAGTTGCTTAGTATGCCCGGCTGGAGCGAAGAGTTAATCGCACAACACTGTCAGAAAGTAGCATAACCACAACGCCCCGGTGCGAGCCGGGGTAACTCAACAGAGAGGGTACATCATGACCGACCAAGACCAACGACTGAAACAGTTTGATGAAAAATTAGCCGAACTGGAACGCGCTATCAAACAGGTGCAGGAGCAACGCCGGGAATATATTAACCAGAATGGGTTAAATAAATCGTAATGCCTTTAGCCCCTTAACTGGGGCTTTTCTTACGGAGAGGAACAGAGATGAAAAACATATATTTAGTGATTCGTCATCCACAAAACTATCGCTACTTAGGTATAGTGCAGATTTCTCGATTTTATGAAATTGTGAAATCTGTGGAATCGAGAAAAGAAGCAAAAGAATTTTGTGATAACAAAAATAAAAACTCAAATACCGAATACCATTACGCGGTAAAAATTCTGAGGGTAGAATAATGCACTATTTATCAAAATGCGAGGATGCAACGTGTGGTAAAAATTATCCCGCTGACCTCCACAATTGCCCCCACTGTGGGGCTGATTCGGCGTTCTCCAGCGTTGCACCACTGGACCCTAAATGGTGGTCTTACGATATTGAAACATACCCAAACATTTTTACTGCTACTTTCATCCATGCTGCGACCGGTATGGAACTGGTGTATGAGATCAGTGACCGTAAAAACCAACAGCAGGAAATGGTTGACTTCATGTTTAACCTGGGAAAATCTGGTGCATGGGGCGTAGGCTTTAACAACATGTCATTCGACTACCCCGTGTTGCATTTCATCGCACATAAGCCCGGTTGCACAGTGGAGGATGTTTACGACTACTCACAACGAACCATTAAGACGAGTAACGTTAATCGTTGGTCTGTGATGGTGTGGGACCGTGACCAGATATTCCCACAGTTGGACTTGTTGTTGCTCAATCATTTCGACAACAAGGCACGCATGACAAGCCTGAAAGCACTCGAAGTTGCGATGAAATCGCCAAACGTGAAAGACCTTCCTTTCCCTGTTGGAATGGTTCTGAACGATGCCCAGAAAGATGAATTAATCACGTATAACATTCATGACGTGCGGGAAACCACCAAATTCATGATGCGCTGTCTGAAAGCGATTGAGTTCCGTGAAGAACTATGTGTGACACATGGTCGCAACTTCATGAATCATAATGACACAAAAATCGGTAAAGATTATTTCGTCATGGAACTGGAAAAAAACGGAATCCAGTGTTTCAACCGTGACGATAAGGGTCGAAAGCTCGGACCACGGCAAACACCCCGTGAAAGCATTTGTTTCGCAGACGTGATTTTTCCATACATCAAATTTGACCGCCCGGAATTCAACGAGATTTTGAAGCGCTTCCAGTCGAAAACCATTTACAAAAAAGAACTCGATGAACTGGAAAAAGCGGAAGGGAAGAAAGATAAATTAGTGACGAAAGGTGTGTTCAGCGACCTGGAATGTACCGTTAACGGATACACTTTTGTATTTGGTGTCGGCGGCATTCACGGGTCAGTTGAGTCCCAGATTGTGGAAACAAACGATACACACCAACTCGTGGACATCGATGTTTCAAGCATGTATCCCAGCATAGCGATTGCCAACCGTATTTACCCTGAGCACTTAGGGGAGAAGTTTTGCGATATCAACGAGTATTTTTTCAATGAGCGTATGCGCGTCGGTAAGAAAACCACTCCGGGAGCAGTGTACAAACTCTCAATGAATGGTGTGTACGGTGACAGTAACAACGCATTTGGACCGTTTTACGACCCGAAATACACGATGACGGTCACTGTCAACGGTCAGTTAATGCTGGCAATGCTGTGTGAAAAACTTCTCACTATCCCCGGTCTTACAATAGTGCAATCCAATACGGATGGAGTCACTATGATGTGCCCACATGGGGAACTCGACAACATGCGTGCAATTTGTCGAGCGTGGGAAGCGATCACCAAACTGGAACTGGAAGAAGTATTTTATAAGCGTATGCCCATCAGGGACGTCAATAATTATCTGGCTATCGATAATAAAGGAAACGTAAAACGCAAGGGAGCTTACGAGTACGAGTACCAGTGGCATCAAGACCCGTCTTCGACAATTGTGGGTAAAGCTGCTGAGGCTGCACTTTTGTTTGACACCGATATCCGCACATTCATCACGCAGCATCGTGACCCGTTCGACTTTATGCTGCGTGCCAAAGTGCCTCGTTCCGCACGTCTGGTAATGCGTTGGCCGGAATGGGGCGCTGAACGAGAAATGCAGAATACCACACGTGTGTTTATCTCGCGTAACGGTGGGTCACTGGTCAAGCTGTTACCACCAACGGGCGTACCGGGTACATGGAAGCGCAAGAACGGTGTCAAAGACGACGTGTACAACGCGGTAATGCGTGAGATTACTGGTCAATCGGGAGACCTCGACAGCATCGGTACACCGTGGGACGAGCGTATCCACACGAAGAGCCGCAGCAAGCATGATGCAGTGCGTGAAACCGGGATGTATGTCGGATGGAAGGTGACAGAGTGTGCCGACGCTAAGGACTTCGACTGGAGCAGTCTGGACTATGAATATTATGTGAAGGAAGCAGAAAAGTTAGTTTTACCGTTGTTGGGGGTCACAAAATGAAAGTTCTCATAACAGGTGGACGGGATTATTCGGATTTTGATGCGTTTGAAAAAGCTATGGAGATGTTGCCGTTCAAAATTGAACTAATTATCCACGGTGGTGCGAGAGGCGCGGATAGTATTGCCGACATGTGGGCGAAGAAACACGGTGTGTTCGTTATGAGAATGGATGCCCTGTGGAATGCACATGGTAAAGGGGCCGGACCGAAGCGAAATTGGGCAATGTTAAACTTTGGAAAACCCGATTACTGTGTTGCGTTTCCCGGCGGTAATGGGACTGCGGATATGGTGAGGCAATGTGAAAAAGCATCCGTGGTCGTGTGGAAGCCTTACGGTTAGTGAAACTACCGGCGCATTACTGCGCCGGTTTGTTCGTCTTTTGACGCATTTCAGCAAGTTCAATTTCTGCCTTTTCACGTTCGATTCGCCTAATAATTTCCTCCTCTCTGCGCTCGGCAGACTCATTACGAATTCGTTGTATGTGACCACAAATCATGACAACCGTCAGTATAATACCACACAAGGTGGCGAAGATACCGACGGTTTCCGGGGTAATGCCGTATTTAGTCATCAGTCCCGTTATCGTCGTCCCGCTCGCCACTACTGTTCCGACTTGTGTGTTTCCAGTAAAGCTCATAGCGTTTTCTCGCTTCAATGTACCACTCGACAACCCGCACCAACATGAGAACGATGGCCAGAGTTGTCGATATGAACCGCAATACCTCCAGCATCGTCACTGTCCTTTTTCAGTATCGTGAAGATTGCCACGCAGTACAGCATCGTGAACGTTGCCGCATAGATGTCGAGTGGTCGATAGAAAAACCACAGAAACCACCCCATTAGGTTAATCAACATGGAGACAATGCTGATGAGCATCATGTCGAGAGACTTCCGGGATGTTCCAAACCGATACAGAATGCCGACCACTGCGAAATCGCAAAATGCGGCGAGGAAAAAGTAAATCGAACCATCCAGATTGCTGCACAACTTCTGGAAAAGAGTCGCCACCATCACGAAGAGAAACGAGGCTCCTCGAGGTCTGGCGATTACCGAGGCAATCAGGAGGGCGTACATTGTTTACTTGGTCCGCCGTTTTACTTTCGCGTCACCGGTTTTACCACGAGGTTTAACACACGCCCCACCGGCGTCTCCTGCCTTACGTGGTTTAACTGCAGCTGACTTGGTCTCGTACATTTTATCATCCTCATATGTTAATATTAAGCTTAATTGTACAGCAGGTGTTACCGAATGAGAAATCCTCTAAGCAAACAAATGACTGCTCTTCTCACCGCATTTGCGATGGGTGGCACAGGTACCGCGGTAGTCACACAGACAGATCTGCTCAATCAGTTCCTGAACGAGAAGGAAGGGAACAGGCTGACAGCATATCTGGACAGTGCAAATCCTCCCATCTGGACCATCTGCCGGGGTGTGACGCGCATCGACGGTAAGCCAGTGACAAAGGGTATGCGACTTACCGAAAAGCAGTGTGACCTTCTGAACGATAAAGAAGCGCAAAAGTCGCTCAAATGGGTACGCGACAATATCCCGGTAAAACTGAACCCGGTGCAACAGGTCGGTATTGCATCGTTCTGTCCGTACAACATTGGACCCACTAAATGTAAGGGGTCAACATTCTTCAAATTGCTGCAAAAAGGCGACTGGAAGAACGCGTGTAAACAGATCCCTCGTTGGGTGTTCGATGGTGGTCGTGACTGCCGTATTAAAAGTAACAACTGTTCCGGACAGCCGATTCGCCGGGAGCAGGAAGAGTATTTGTGCCTGTATACACTGGGGGAATCGAAATGACAATGTTACAGCGGGTAGTAATTGTTGCAGGAATCGTATTCGTGATATGTACATATTGGCTAGGTTATTATCACGGTAAGCGGTCGGTCAAGCTGGACGATTTCAAAGAATACAAAGCAGCCGTCGAAGCCCGTGACGCGCTGCAGGAAAAACTCAATGCTTCTGATGTGGAATTGCAGAAAAAGCAACAGGAACTGAAAGAAGCCCGAACCAAAAAAGTCGTTGAAAAAGTCACTATTTACCGTGACCGAATTAACGACTCCGCCACCGCTCAGTGTGTCAAAGAGAGTGGTATCCTCGACCTGTATGATGCGACCGTAAAATGAAAAAACTTATCCTGCTGGTAGCAGTACTTACTTTAACCGCCTGTGCTCAGGAAGTACGTAAATGTCCACCACCATCTAATGACCTGCTCACACCGAGCGGTGAATTGTGGACAACCGATGGCGATCCCGAAAAGGCCGCTACGGTAATTCCGCACAATGGGGAGGTTCTGATGGCCGACCGGGACAGGGTGTCCCGGTGGCAAAAGTGGTGGGAAGGTTGTAAAACTTTATGAGTACTCTTCAATGATTACCAGCCCAGGGCGTCCGGCGGCACCGTTCCTCAGTGGTTGGGATGGACCGTTGGAACATCCGGATGCTCCGGAACCCCAACCACCACCGGTTACCGCTGGATTGTCGATTCTCGGCACCGCTCCGCCCACACCCATGAAGCCGTCCGAACCACGAGAACCAATCGTGACTTCGGTCGAAATGGCGAACCCAGCGGTGGAACCCGGTCCGGGAACACCAAGGATATTCCAACCGGTTGGAGAATTAGAGTTATTATTGGCGACAGGTTGGAACGGTGGGTTCGCCGGACCAGCCGGTTGACCGGCTTTACCACCCGGACAGCTAATCAAGGTACCCACGGACGTTGTTCCGCCATCACCGCCGTATGTGGACGAAGCTGTACCACCGGCACCACCCGCACCAATCGTCACTTGCAGGGAATTAATCGTGGCAACATCGTAAATGCCCTCAGCATAAGCACCGGCCCCACCACCGTTACTCATCGATGTTTGACCGGCCCCAGTGGCTACCGCTGCGGAGCTACCACCGCCACCACCAACCGCTCTAATTCTCCACTTTTTGGCACCCGGGGTCTTCGATACCACCGTATCAGTTGTGAACGCGCGGACATTAAGTAATCTTCCCGGTGTCGCAGTCATCAACGCATCATAAAGTTGACTGTTCACCCCATTATCGACAGTCCCGTTCGGCGTAACACCTGCTACGTTAAGCACACGAGCGAAAAAACCACTCATGTCATTGGCCCAATCGGCCTCGAAATATGAACCATCTTCTGCTGTCGGTGATGTACGGTTTTTAAATGCACCCTGAGGTTGTTCCACCGTGGGATTCTCGAACCGCCCTGGGTAACGGTTGCTACGGTCTAAAGCCATTATTTAAACTCCTATAAATCCGGTCGCTTGCGCCAATGAGTCACCAAACTGAGTTGATGAGTCACCTGCCTGTACGTAATCATAAGCCTCAAGGAAACCATTGAATTTTACACCCTGTGGCTTCGGAACGAAAGAGGCATTGAGGAGCGCCCACCGTTCGAGGTCTGTGATTTGCCCGTAGAATTCCACGGAGAAACTCATGTCCTCACCGTCAACCAGACGAGTAACCTGTGCGTTAGGTAACAGGAAATTCATCCCATTAATAATGTCTTCAATGGTCGCGTATGAGTTGTTTTTAAGAATTTTAGATTTGATTGCCAGACGATATAATTTGTCCGACATTGTCATCGACTGGTCAACAGATGGTACACTACACATTGCGGAGGTGTCACCGAATTCAGCCGGGCCATTGACATCGCTGGCGCACATCGCCGTTTCCATAGTGACTTCACCCATAAAATCCCTGGGTATCACCACAATGCGCCCAATAACGTCGAGTTGCTCACCTTGCGCACCGTCGATCGAATACATAATACGGACAGCTGCAGCCACATCTGCAATCTGCGTACCCAGACTACGCGTGATGTTATACCAAGCGGCAGCCTTTGGCTTGTTACGATACTGAGCGTAGATGCGATTTGGAGCATCTGACTCATTTGCGACGTAGCCGCTGACAATCGTCAGCGGTACGAAGTAGGGAGCCGAGAAGAAGTTCATCAGTACCCACGGGAATTGATGGAAGATGTACTAATGATACCGCGAATCTCTCATTAGTCAATTCAGGTGCGTTGTGGACGGGTGAAAGGGGCTTACGCCCCTAAACTATTTTAAATGTCAATCCTTCTTTGTCAGAAAACCCGTTATTCATTAAGTAATCCAAGACGTAATCTTGTTTTTCAATTTCGTCGGAAAACGATGAGCCGCCATCATCTATTTCCACTGTAACCGGAAGGTCGCCGGTTGTCATAAACCACACGTTTACTTTCAACATTTAATACCCCCTATGTGAAATTGATGATGAAATTATCGATATCAATCACCGCGCCTTCACGGCAGCGGATAGATACTTCACAATATTCGGCGCCCTGTGGTACTCGACCTTGTATGAATTGTCCCACAGATTGCCACCCGCTCGGAGTATTAGTGAAAGAACTACTTGCACCCGATTGGATCGATTTGCCAGCCCTGTCGTAGAACGTAACGGTTAGTGCTCCCGCCGTCGTCCCTGTACCGGCGGTTATGGTATTGACTTGACACGTGGTCCTGTAATAACCATGTTGCGTTACTTTTACTTTTTGGTCCAGGAAACAACTTGACGACCCGGACGATGTCATTCTCGCTCCATAGACACCTGTTTTCTTGTATTCCGTACCTACTACGCACGTTTGAGTGCTGACTCCCGTGTTGTTAAATGTCCACGATGATAAATCACCGGACTCAAAGCCGGGATTCAATGTTGGGTTTAGCGATTTATGAAGTGGGATATTCCCGGCACCAGAACGGATATCGCCGATACAATGACTCGCCGTAACATACCCGTCACCCTCAACAAAAGTTCTCAACCCTTCTTCCCCGTTCTGGAAGGGATAGTCATTCCCCGGCGTTTTGACGAGAGTGATGTCGATGAAGGCATTTTCCCCTACGTAGAATAACGGTTTCGTTTGCAGCGACGGGTTATTACACACAAGTGTACACCCATTAAGGATGAGTCGCGCCGCAATTCCTGTTACTTCTCCGTAGCGATACCACGCTGACGCCCCTGGATTTTCAATATTAGCCGCCGAATCCAAGATGACCATAGCACCATTCCCCGTTATCTTAATCGGGGTATTTAACACTGATGTACCAGGCATCCCAATGGCAAAACTCGCACATTCCACAAGTATCGGACATCCTTTCATGTCGAATATTTTGCAATTTTGGAAAGTAATTGACTCTCCGGAGTCCGAAAGACCGGCTGGGAAGTGCATCGCATATGTGCCTCCGGTTGACTCCATCATGAATCCACAATTGATGAATTTATAACGCCAGGTACTATTGGAGCCCCCTAAAACGATATCAGCAGTGGAAAACATGCAGTTTTCGATCTTACAGTCGCCATTATAGGTGCCGTTGCTGGAATCGTTATTGTTTCCAGTTAGCAGCAACCGCTGACCAATGTTTTGAATCGCACCTTTGGCTTTTATACCACGCATGGATGTACAGTGGTTCTCTGACCCAGCAGGATATGGGCGACTGGAATGAACCCATAAACAGTAAGGGGCAGTACAACCTGTAAAGTCAATATAGGCGATGCCATTGGGGCTCTCGAAAGAATAGTACCCTAAATCTACTTCCAAACCTTGCGACCCAGTTACATAATAGGTTTTCCCCGCCTGTAACACCACATTGACTTTGTTGGACTTCGCATAAGATAGCGCCGACTGGAGCTGTTCTGTGTCAGTGCCTGGTAAATCCTCCGGCATTATAAACTTAGTTCTTCTGTTAAAAATCTCTATATAATTGTCAAGCCGAGTACCATCGGAATGGGTTACCAGCGAAGTACCGGGAATCGCGGACGATGCCAGGTTTTGTCGCAGTAACTGATCCGTACGTGGCCTCCAGTTGACATCGGATAGTGGATCTGTGTCTGGGGGCACAACGTGTGGTAACGTACCCACCCATGAATACCAGTTATTGTCCGCCGGGTTGTACACTGCTTTATTGCGATCTGTAGTATCAAGTGTGCCACCGGTGCTGAAGTCGAAACTACTCGGTTCGAATGTCGAATTCATTAGCGCATCGATTGCTGATGCTGCCGATGCTGCGGCGTCAGCAGCCGAACTAGAAGCACTATTTGCACTATTAAGTGAATTCGTAGCACTGCCTGCAGCGGCTGTAGCTGAAGCCGTTGCACTCGATACAGCCGCCGATGCGGCGGCTCTCAAATCATCAACTTGCCGGAAGTTATCATCCAGTTCGTCCCACGTTAAGGGTCGACCTAGGTCTGCACGTTTGATAATGGTCATACGATAGTCACCGTGATGTTTGAGGTTGTCCAGCGGGATAATTCGTTAAACTTAATGGTAACATTCGCTGTGCCGCCATTCAACGTCATACTGTTAACGTAGCTGTTACCGTATGAGCCAATGACTTTGTTAATAGGTGTGTAAAGTGAACTGTACGGGACTGTTTCACCGATATCAAACCCATCCGGCTTAAAACCGTACTCTGTCGGAATTAGACCACCCGCAGCGTATTCCATGATGGCGTCCCGAATGAGTGGCTCAAGGATCGCCTGAGACGGTAGCGTACCGTCATCTTTGATTTCGATGACCACCACCATATCCACATACACGGGGCGACTGAATTTGATATCTTTGGTCATCGTGGGGTAAGTAGGCGACGTGACCGTGACTGTCACACCGGTTCCAGCCTGATAAAATGCGACACCCGGGTTCTTTTTAAGGTAAATAGCCATCGCCACATCATCGTCCGTACCACCATCAACGATGGGCGCAATGCTGTGGCCGGGTTGACCATTACTGTCAGTTGTGGCTTCGTCGTTCTCATAGACACGCACACGGCGTACACCATCCACATTGAACAGTTGTCCCAGCATTGAATCAACCTGGTTACTACCCGGCAGACCTACAGCTGTTGCTCGTTTAAGGCGTAGCGACCCATCCGATTCAGCAGATGTACCGGGTGTTGCTGGAGTGGGGTTATTAACTGATACCAGACCAGCAACCGTGTCCACAATGGTTGTGATGGTGTTGGCGTCCGCTTCAATTTCACCAACCGTGGTACAGGTGATATCGACCGTTGCGGTACCTGAACTATCCAGTGTCCACGTCTGGTCAAGAGTAAATCGATAACCCGTCACAGACGACTCAAAGCGTGTACCCGCAGGAACCTGAGTACCGGCAACACCCGTTAACACAAACCCTGTAACAGTGGACGCGGTACCTTCACTCCGGACGGTACCTGTCAGCGCACAAATCACATCGAGGTCGTAGCCGCTGGCTTTGTTCGGGTCTTTGGAGTTGTACGCCTGTTGTAACACTTCATCGAGCGCGGAGAAGATTTCAGCATCATGCGCCATCTTCAACCCATCGGGGGTGGACGGGTCAAGATTCCAGTTACTGTCGATATCCAGATACAACTGTTTTTCTTCGTCGAACCAGTCATTCTGTGATTTTACGCTATAGCCGGTACTGGTTAATTCAGCCATTCTCGGTCACCGTTAATAATCCGTAGGAGGTCAACACGCTGGTGGTGACCGTATAAGTTTTGTTGTCGATGTCGAAATCGGTGCTAAAACTGGTTAACTGCAGAACACCCGGGGTGCCGGAGATGCGTTCACGGAGGCGCGCTTCGCGGACATCCATAGAAGTTTGTTTGTCGAGTATCTCCTGAAACCACGGTGTACCGTCGGTCACATCCCGGAAATACTCACCCAGAAACAGGCGCAGACGGGTACGTATCGTCTGTTCTATTTCCAGTTGCTCAGTGATGAACATCGAACCCTGGGTAACGATGTCACCATCTTCATCTAATTTACGTACTGTCATCAGTTATTCGGCCCCGTATTAGAACCACCGGAAGCAACACCGCCATGAGTGTGACCATTGAGTTCTTTACCATCCAGCACCAGAGAATTCAATGCGGTGATGTTCCCGTCTTTATCGATGGTCACACCATTGATACTCACTGTGCCGTTTGCAAGAAGTTGGACGTTGCCGTTCCCATTAGCCATTATGCACGAACCATCACCCTTTAACCAGACGTGCTGTGATGCGTCAGCATTGCGCAAGCGTATCCCATCGTTGGAAAAACTTGCAATCAGGTTATCAAGTGAACGAATTCCCGGTACAAACATTGCGTCCTGCTTGTGGTGAAAGCGTTTGACGGGGTTAGCAGCAATGCCGCCAGTCTGCTTCCATCCATCAATGCAACGTTGACTGAAATGTACCATACCCTCGCAACCCGGATTGACGGCGAATTCCAGTATGAAGTCGTCGCCCGGGAAACTTACGGGAACGTCCACGATGGGCGGCGGGTCAAATGTAGTTTTAGCGACATCATCGGTCCGGGTGATTCCCAGTTGAATTTGTGCACGCTGAGTGTCCGGGTCGAACGTCAGCACGTAACCTGGGATGCACGTGTACACGTCCTTCATGTTCTCGAAAAACGTATCATTGGTGACGTTCTGTAAAAACGAGCGGCGCTGGTTAATGTCGGTCATGTCGCCCTCCTGTGAAAATAATGTCAAGTATACTATTGACACTCACGTCAAACAATGTAATTATTTATTCACAGGCATATAGCACATGTGTCTTTAGCGGTCCGGGGTGTTCCTTTCCTTACATCAGCGGGTACCCGGAATGTGTAGCCAAGTGTACACTGAGCGGTTGGTCACCGCGGCGGTTCGACCAATATAACGGTTTAGAGTTTAGACGACGTTTAACCTGTAAACCGTACTCTCTCTCTGTTGTGCTCCTGCATGTTTGCCCCGGTTCCCGGGGCTTTTTTTACAAATCCAAAAGTGTCGTAACCTGATTGGCGACATTCGTTGCGGCTGTCTTCACATTAATGTAGCCACGCTCAATCAGTCCGGATATGGATGTGCTGGAAACGTCGTTGCTGTTCAGCTGATACTGTGCCGGTTGTGAACCGTTAGCCACGCGGTCAAGTGTGACAATCTGTTGCAGTTCAGCAACAAATATCAGTCCGTTCTCATTCTCCGGGTCTTTGGAGCGCCCGATACGCTGAATGACCATATTGTTCAGCGTAATTTCACCCGTATCTACTGTGAACACCTGTCCGGAGTACATGAAATCGAGCAAAGTGTTCAGTGTCGTACTGGAGCGAGTTTCATTCGAGCCGCTCAACCACCCCGCGAACAGACCCGCGCCCGCGGCAATAAACGGATTGTCATCGACGAGATTTGTCAACGCCCCGGTGAAATCAGTGATACTAACTTTCAATGGGTTATTCGATACCGCACCCGTCATCGTGTAACGAATAGGCTGATAAATGATGTGGTCCGCAATTGGCGTACCTGTCTCAATGGGGTACTGTACGATATCCACGCTGGCGTCAAGGTCATCAGACAGGACAGCATCGAACTGAAGCGACCCAAGCTGTGGACCGCGCTTTACCAGAAGGTTAATTAAACTCATAACATGTACGCCTTACCTTGTCTGAATCGTTCCTCAACACGCCGCCACACGTCACCAACAGTAATGTAACCTTTATGGTCCGTGTCAAGCCCTGCGTTCTGATTGTACGCTGTAGAAGGTGATGAATACATCACGGTTGTGGAAGGTTTACCGATGAATGCCGGACTGAATACAGCCATGTACACGTCACCCATTGTTTTGTAACGCCCTTTGTACTGATTAAAATAATCAGTAATCGGACCTCTCACCTGTTCAGCTGCAGTCATTGACAGGATGACATTTTTATTGCGTCCGTATTTAGTCTGAAACGCACTTGTCCACCCGGCGTTAGTAAACTGAATCAGTCCTACCGCGCCGGATTTGCTGTTCTTTGACTGTGGATTGAAGTTAGACTCTGCAGATATTACAGCCATAATCCAGTTGGGACTGATACCCAGACTTTGTCCAAGTTTACGCACCTCGGTACGGAAATCCTGCTGCTGACTGGCATCCTCACCCTGCACGCCAACACGCCCGTAAATAAGACGATTACCGACATCACTGTTTGTCGTGGTGGTACCCATTGACCCGGCGCGCACAGCTTTGACAAATGTGTACCAGTCAGGGCCATGTGTGTCTCCAGTATGCTGAATGGTCTGAACGTTCCAGTCACCTTCCAGTTTAGCGTCGACGGTTGTCTGGAACTCCACCGCCCCAAAATCAAATTTAGGCCATTTTGATTCAATATTAAGCACCGATGCGGGTGTCATACGGGGGTCAAGACGCATTTTAACGTCACAGAATACGCCATCAATGCCGCCGTGAAGCGTGGGCGCATCAATCATCCCGGTGGCGGAACTGATTTTGATGGGGGTGGCTTTACGGTCATCAGATGGAAATCCGACAAACACTTGACCAGCGTATAAATGCCATTCGAAGCCATACGCTTTAGCCAGGGTGTCAAGTTCCTTACTGATATCGGAGCTGACGTTGTAACCGCCAGCCATGACAATAGAGGTAAATTTGTCCTCACTATTGACAAGATATAACGGCTTCGACCAGTCCTGTGCGAGACTGGTTAAGACGTCAAACAATGTCACGCCCTTACCGAAACTTGCACTCGTTGTCCCACCGTCGAGCACATTGCTACCGCTGCGACACGTCACACGTGTGATGATGTCGGTACCGTCACGAATGGTGAAAACGTTGGTAACAAATCCAGTAAAAATCTGACCAATGCGCGACTGATACCCGGCGCGAAAAACAACGGTCTGATTCGGTTCAATCTTCGTTGTTGACGCAAGGTTCCACAAACGAAATTCACAGGTACTGAGGCTGTCGCCGGTATACGTTGTCACATCGAACGAGCACCGGAGCATCGGGTACGACTGAGTGATGAAATTCTTTGTGTCAATGAGTATTTCATACTGGCGCAAATCCATTCTCAGTAACTCCTTTGCCGGGTCTGGTCAATTGCCTGTGGATACACCTGTGTCTCAAGATGATTTACGGTATAACGGCCAATTGCGTTACCGTCCAGTATTACGTCGCCCTGTGTGGTGAAATTACCGTTAAGCTGAATCGGACGGTTTATGGACTCCATAATCTGACTCATCTGCCGACTTTGCTGCGCATAGTTATCAGTCACCGGACTCACTTCGGCACCGTATGAACCGTCGTTAACCGGAGATGAATTCTCCCGCTGTGGAAGCTGTTCGGTATTCGTCGTGTTATTGACGATGTTGTTATTGGCCGGGTTATACAGTGAATTATTTCGACGTAATGCGGAGAGTGTGTCATCATCTACCGTTCTGTTATCAGAATTGTTGACCCAATTCTCCCGCTTTACCCAGAACGGTGTACCACCCCAGGCAGGAGTTTCGACGGTGGATGATTTGTTATTAATTGTCGCATCATTGGCATTTGTACCCAAGTTGTTAATCCAGTCATCCATTTTCTTAATCCACGGGATAGACTGCATTGCATTTTCATACGCCTTATACAACCCATGTTCGGATACATCTTTGCCAAAGGAGCTGGTTTTCAACCAGTTATCGAATCTACCTACTACACTGGATATGGTATTACTCAGACTGGTAATATCTGGTACGAGCATGTCTGCAATCGTGTTACCCAGACTCTCGAACTTTTGTTGAGTGTCAATTATGGTCTGGTTGATTGCGTTCAGCGCGGCATTATGTTTCTCGGTGTACCCCATTTCAGCGGCACGGGCTTTTGATACTTCCAGCGTTGTAGCGCCGAACTCCTGCCATACTCTGACGGTAGCCGGGTCGAGACCTAAAACCTCCGCTACGTTGCTCTGGCGCGTCGTATCGAGGCGCTGGAACTGTCCTGCGATGTCGCTGTAAATATCTTCGCGTGTACGCCCCGTGGGGTTATCGACACGAATTCCCGCAACTGCCAGTTGCTGAATCATCCCGGCGTCACCGGTCTGAATACGGTTAATCCCACGTTCAATATTTAAAAGACTGTTTGTCGTTGCTTGCCGGTCGCCGCCACGCTGTTCGGCCAGCGCACCAAGTCCATAAACCTCAGTTGGTCCGAACTGACTGGTTACAAGCTGGTTGTTCAGGTCGTAAGCCTGTTGCGCTTTCTTCGACTCAAACGCCCACGCTGCGCCGACACCCGCGGCAACACCGGACATCGCAAGTCCGGCAGCTTTGAAAGTGGTGACCAGACTCATAATGCGTGATTTTGAATTTTCTACACCGGTTTTAACACCCTTGTCGAGCGACTTGCCGACATCGTCCATCTGACTACCGGCTTTCTCCGCCGATTTTCCGAGATTATTAATGTCTTTTTCAGCCTGTTCAGCAGCTTTACCATCGTAAGAGATGCCGAGACCGACCAGAAACTGCGTAATCACATTAGCCATTATTCAGGCACCCACAGAAGATGGTTGTCAACGCCGAGGTTGTCAATGGTTACCTCATCGCCCACAAAGAAGAAGCGACCCAGTCCGGCGCGGTATGCTTTACTGACCTCAGCATTTGGGACAAGCATTGCACCGGTGATGTAGTTGATACCATCCTGTGAGACAGTCATTGTCCACGCGGGCTTGTCGGTATAGCTGATGTAATCCAGCGCAAAGTCGAGAACGTTGTCGCCCAGCTTGACCGTGAAGGTCTGATGGGCGTTGGACGCACCGTTATTTAGGGGAATTTCTTGCATTGTTTATCGCCTCAATATACTTACCCTGCAATTCATCCATCGCAAAGTGAAATTGTTCGACTTCAGCAAGCGATATTGTACCATCTTTTAACTGCGCCCATGTGCAAAGAGGTGGACACACCCCCTCGATACCCGTGCAAACCCGCATAAAGTACCAGTTGACCGGGCTTGGTCGCCCGGTGTCCCTTACTCGTCTTTGTTTGCGTTTTGCACGTAATCGAAAAAATCAGCGTAAACCCACAGAAACAATTCGGCCAGCAGCGTATTCAGCGTCATCATTTTACCGGGGAAATCATTCACCGTGATTTTCGTGTTGGTACCTGCTGTCATTGCTTTACTCAGAAGTACCTCAGCAATGCGTTGCTTGATATGATGCGGTACAGCGGTGAGCAACAGGGTTACATCTTTGACACCGAGTTCACCACCGTTTTTGTAAACGTTGGCGGCGTGTGCGATAAACTGTGCGCTCACCAGGGATAACAGTTCATCCTGCTCAATTGCGGAAGGCATCGCGGCGTTCACGGTGATGTCGCCAGCGGTAAAAGTTTTAATGAGTGACATTGTTATTTCTCCGGTTGTTAGTCGTTACAGTGTACACTTGACGAAATCATCAATCAATTGTTGACGGCTCCGTCAGTATGGTATAGAGTGTACGTGTTGGTTAAACATTATCACAGGGGATGAGAGATGAGCATTAAGTTTGAGTACGCAACCAATGTCGAACCGTATGAACATGTCGTAAAGAAAGAGATGGCCAATGAATTGCTGGAGGCTCTCATAAAGTGCGCTGATGCACTTGATGAGGTTTCATACCAATCATGGTGCGGAGAAATCATTGATGAAGCCCGTGCAGCCATCGCCAAAGCAACAGGAGAGACAAAATGATTCGTGAACAAGACCGTAAAGCATGGCGCAAATTTAAAATTCAGTTGGTAGTTATCATGGCCGCAACAATTTACTGCAATAGTACCCACGCTGCACAGGGTGAGAAATTCCAGATATATGACGTGCAGACCGATACGATTTGCACGTATCATGAAAACGAATTTGGTTATGCGGAAAGTGACGACCCGGCGTATATGGGTACCGGCGTTTGCTGGCGCAAAGACATGATGGATAAGGCAGACTTTCACATTCGGAGTAAAAGAAAATAACTAAGGGGTCAATTGTGATCAATCACATCGTTAATCGTGACCATGAATAAATCGATTTGAACGGGTCGTGATTTTTATCGAAACTACACTCACACGAACAAGAGGGGAGAACAGAGATGAACGATTTAGTAAACACAAAATCGGAACTAACCATGTCTAGCCGCGAGATTGCGACGCTAGTTGAGAAGCGTCACGACAATGTTTGCAGAGACATTCGCTCAATGCTCTGCGCTCTACATGGTGGTCACGATGAAGATTATGTTCGTAACTCAAATTTGAGTTACGTTACGAATCATGGGGTTACGTGCATTCAGTATGATACCACCAACCCAAACGCATGGGAGTACCGGCTGGATAAAGATAACACCATCTGCCTGGTGTCAGGGTATAACGCTCAATTACGAATGAAGATAATCAAGCGTTGGCAAGAGCTGGAATCACGGGTGAATACACCCGCACTACCACAAAACTATATTCAAGCACTTGAAGCGCTGCTGGAAAGCGAGAAAGAGAAAGAACGTCTTGCACTAGAGAATGAGGAGATGACACCAAAAGCAGACGTCTACGACCGGATTGTAGAACGCAATGGTCTCTATAACGCCACTCAGATCGCCCAGAAGTTCGGACAATCAGCGATATGGTTAAACAAACAACTAGCCTCGATGGGCGTCTACAATCGCTCCGTGAAGCGTGGACGTGTATTTCAGCAATGGTTCATCGATAAGGGGTACGGAATAATGCGTGAGACAGAGAACGGGTTCTCACAACCTATGTTCTATGCCGAAGGTGAAATGTGGATTGTCAGAAAATTATCTGAAGAAGGTTTGATTTAATCGACAAAATAACTAAGGGGCCATCGGGCCCCTTTCATTTAGCTTGCTGGACCCTTTGATGCAGTCCATGAATTGAACTCAAAATCCACTGGTCATCGGTAATTGTCTGACCACCACGCCCACGCGGACCATCGTTCACAATCACACCTTCTGTGCCGACAGCAGCATCGAGTGTGCCAATCTGAGTATAGGTCAACTCGATGTTAGCCTTGCTCAGAAACAGCCCGTTGATATACGCAGAGTCCGCCGAGCCGGGGTTGAGGTTCAGCGTGACACGACGACCCGGGTTGATGCGGTCCAGACGAATAGCATTACCACCCAGACCACGACGTAATGCAGTGGACGCGTCAATCGGTTCATCGGTGTACGGCGGGTCAGACTCGCCAAAATCAGAAATGATGCGGCCATTAATTGTGATGACCGTGTTACTTGTGGAAAAGTTTTCTAATGACATCGGTCATTCTCCATTAATAAACGTCAACGGTGACGTCACAGATGCGGATGCTACCAGCTTTGAACACGCGCATGTTAATCGGTGCGGACTTACGCGCCGCGCGGTCAGAATCGGACAGGTCGAGAATGTCCGTCGCTTTGGTCAGCACTTCGAAGCCATCGGTGTACGCTTCCAGACCGGTGTCAGGGCTGGTGTAATTGCGCGGACCGAGATAGCGGTTGCGAATGTACTGTTTACCGACACGTTTAGCCGCACCGATGAGCGCTTCCTGACCGACCGGAGTCTGCGGAAGTTTGGTGGTCTGGTTAACGATAGTGTTGTACAGTTCCACGCGCAGAGAGTTCACAAAGGCGTCCAAATCGACGATATCGGAAATAGACTCACCGTAGGTACTGTGTGACCACGTCTGCAACCAGCGACCGCTGTCGGTGCTGCCCTGCAGGTCGAGCACGCTGTAGAATGCACAACGTTTGGCGACCATCGCGTTCTGTTCGGTGTCGGACAGGTCTTCGGCAGCAACACCCGGAGATTTTTTAAACTCAGTGTCAATAGTGCTATTGTCAGCACTGTAATTGACCGAGGCAGAATGCTTGATGAGCGCATAGGCCGCATACGGGTCGGTTGCGTGAGCCACGGTGAATGCGTGACGATAGCCCAGCGTGTTCAGCTGTGAACAGATGTCATCGCTGGCGTCCGGGTTGCGAATTTTAACCACAGCCTCACCGGTCTGGCTGTTCGGGAACATGACATTGTTCTCTTCACACCAGGATGCGATCGACAATACGTCTGCCTCTGTTGCCAGCACGTCTTTGGTGAAAAGCGTCCAGTACCAGTAATGCTTATCGAACGCCTTAGCCAGCGTCGCTTTGATATCGGCATCATCGTCCGCGGTAGCCCACACGGTAAGTTTCGGTACCGCGGGGGTAGAGCCGAGGAATTTGGCACCGGCCTTGTACGTCTCGGTCGTGGGGGCAAAGTCAGCGGCGAGAGAAGAAGTGGAATAGTAGGTACGAACCGTGTCTTTGGTGAAACTGCTCGGGAGTTCGGAGTTTTTAGCAAACAGCATCGCGGAAGCGAAATTTGCCGTACTCAATCCCGCCGGAGAAATCCGGGTTGTGATTGGGATGATTTGTTCAATTGGAAACATGTTTACGAGTCCTCGTAAGTTACAGTGTGCACACGTTGACCATTATATCGAAATTTCACCGGATTGATAGTTCACACCGGGTTCGGTATCAACATATCTTAACTGAAGCGTACCGTTTTCGAAATATACCTGGTCCATACCCTCACCAATGGTGAAAGGAACGTGCAGGATGTTATTCACTGTCACCGTATTCACCGCTTCGTAAAGCAGTTTAACGATGATTTGCGCACGCTGTTCGAAGTTGCTCGCCTGCAGCGCTGTCAGGTTGTTAACCGGTTCGGTCCCACCCCATCCGATACCAGCTTTCCACAGGGGCCAGCACACGTCCGGGCGCTTGTGACATTCCTTCAGCATTTCGGCGTACCGCATTGCTTCACCGCGGAAGAAATTAATTTCACAGGTTGCGACAATCTGCGCGCGAATTTCATACACGATGGTATCATTTGCGCCATCGGTCATGATGATGTTCGCCTGACCGCGTTCACGGATGCTCTGACGTGGCCGCACAGACGCGTATGGGCCGTCCGGAGACGGTCCGTTGGGGTCGGCAAGGATACACTCGCTGACGCCCGTCACGTTGAGTATATGCGGTCTGAGAGCTGCAAAGATTTCATTGTTGGTCATAGCGGTCCACGATTACCTTACAGTATTTGCGCCACGGGCGATTATCGGTACGAATCACTTTCCAGCGCTGACCCAGGAATACCCATTCACCATCGAGTGCGATTGAGTCAAGGTCACCATTGTTAACGTATATTTTACGCGGGTCAACGATGCGCTGACCACCCTGACGCAGAAAATCAATTTCCTTGTCGCTCAGTGGTTGAATGTTCACCGTGAATGCAACCGGTCCGGATGTCGAGGTGACCCAGATGCCGTCCACGTATGAGCCAGATTTACCCACATGTGTCGCCGGTACAGATTTAAACACGTTGTCAATATGACCACGCATTGACAGACTCATAAGATACCCTCGTCAGGTTTTTCGTTGCTGACCTTGTACGTTACGCTTGCGCGTAGTGCACCGGTGTCGATAAGTGGATTGTCCGAACCTTTCTGTTCGATTGTGTAATCGCTGTTCGGTGGCGTGCGAAGGTCAGTCATGTACTGCTGCACCGCACCGGCTGCGAATGCGCCCACTTGTTCAAGTACCTGGTCAAGCGGTAAATCATTAGCCACGCCATGAGCGATGGTGTCCACGATATCCTGTTTACCACTCTGTACACCGGGTATCAGCCAGGGGCGCGGCGGGATGGGTGCGGGATTACCGTACAATTTGTTATTCGGGTTACCGTAATTCAGTAATGCACCAAGCTGGGCATTTGTCATACCGGAGTCATGATGCTCACCTGCGTCCGAATGGATGCCGACAGTCACAGTCTTCTGACTGACTTTAGCGTATTGCTCCAGTTTCGAACGTATTGCCTGTTTGGCTTGCTGCAGCGCTTTGATGTTGACTGACATAGTGTACCCTCGTTTGTCAAGACATTATCACACAACGTTGCGCCAGTATCCACATACCCCGTTAAAACTCGTTCGGGGTACTTCAACGGGGTATCAAAAACTCTTTAGTTTTCTGTTACTTATTACTTATTACCCTTATACCCTTATAAAATAGTAATTAGTAGTAATAGAAAGTATATAATATATAATATAAATGTAGTATAATACATAATGCATAGTTTATAGGGTTTATAAGAAGGAAGAAGGGAAGAATGTACGGGGTTTTCGGTTATGCGCGTAAGCTGCTGATTGTGAAAGTAAATTCGCCACCCCTATACCCCGGGTATTTCGGGGTAAAATGAGGTGTTGACGAATCCGTCAATCACTGATACACTCATTCCATAAATTACAGAGGGGATTTCACCAGTGACTAGTGACCTGATTCTATTATTTCTGTCAGTAAATCCTGACTCCACTTTTAATGAGATGACAAAGTGCATGAGTATCAACGTGGGGTCAGCTTACTCAACGGTTAGTAATCTTAAAAAGTATGGCAATATCGTATCGACGTCTGAGAGGCCACGGCGGTACAGTATCACGAAAGAATTTACCGCAAAAAGTGAAGTATACGATGAGTACGTTCACCGGGTTATTGCGGCGGGTGCCAGCACTGTGGAAAGTGTTGTCAAAGTTAGCGGACTGTCATCTTACAGGGTTGCATTGTCCATCAGAAGACTGAAGAATTTGAACAAAATATCAACGATTACCGGTATGGGAATCACGTTGAATGAATTACCTGTTGACTTAAAACTAAAACCCTGGACAACAAAAGAAATGCAAACGCTGGAAGATTTAGCGGGGAGGGTACCAATCTCTGAGATTTGTGAGACATTGGGCAGAACACGAAACAGTATTCAGATGAAGTGTCATTTGCTTGGGTTGTCACTGGTAACGCATACGTGCAGGAAAGGACACCGCATGGTTGAACGGAAAACTGGAAAATGGGTTTGCAATGAATGTCACTCCCAGGCGGAAAGATTGAGACGTGTGGTCAATAAAGCATAAGTCCGGAACCACCCTGTTCGTGACCACAAGTCGCATTACAGCGGTGAATCGTAGAGAAATGGGGTGGAGAGTCACCAGTATGCTAACAAAACACTATCGTAGCTTCTTCATTATCAGAGGTATCGTGGTTGAGGATGAAGGTTATTTATGTGCTGACAAGGTCATCGTGAAGTATTACGGTCGTCACTACGCCGGGAGGATTGGTGAATAAAGCCCCGTGAGGGGCTCATATTAATTAGTTCGATGCAATAATGCCAGAGGCGCGCAGCTGGGTAAGCAGGTCGTTTAATTTTGTCGCAACCACGTTAACAGCCGTTGTTGCCGAGGTAGCCACGGAAGGTGCATCCTCTCCCGATACCGTCTGCGAGCCGACATTGGATACCGCCGAGCCTTGCGCGAACTTATCACCAGCCATTGCTGTTGATGCGGTTGTGCCAATGACCAGACTTGAAGTACCCGCGCCAATTGCGGTACGTGCTGCGGCGGCGTTCGCACCTGCGGCGATAACAGCAGGTTTCCCGGTAATATTACCCCACGCCACAGGGGCGCCACTTGAAGGGGTCACAGTTCCCATCATTTGAATCATTGTATTGTTGCGGATGATTGGCGCACCTAATGGCTGAATCTCATTAGTCATGACAGCCATCACAGCGTCAGCCAGCCCCTGGGGGTCTACACCGACAACAGCTTGATAATCGTTGGAGATGTACCCGCTTACCGGCTCACCTGTGACAACCACCTGTCGGGGTGCACCACCTCGGATGAATATCTCACCGAGTGGCGTTTTACCTGTTGCAGCATTGACGAGTGCAACGAGTTCGCTAATTGTATTAGCAGAAAGAACTTCGTAAGTTGTTACCGACATTTAATTACCTCACATGACTAATGCGCCCATACCGACGCGTTTACGGAGCCTGTAGAACTGCTGTCCGTACACGGACCAGGTTAGCCAGTCGTTGTTGACCTCAAGCATTGCCGGGACACGATACGAAATAGACTCATCCCCTACGGATTTTGTCGCCACGTTTAGCCGCGCTTCCTGATTGACATCACTGTTCAGCCCTTCTGGATAGTAAACAGACAACCAGTGTGCGGCATAGTAGAACATTCCGCGCTGTTTCAGGTTGTGGCATTCTGCCTCATAATCTCCCCAGCGCTTACTCCCTGTCTCCGTGTCAGCCTCACACAGTGCGTACTGAATGAGGCTGTCCGGAAAATCAGTAGTAGACGAGAAAGCCTGACCGCCGAGCGGCCAGATGCGAAAATCTGCGATGACTTCGGCGGTGATGTGCATGTTATATACCCGTGTGTTAATTAGGAGGCGGTTTTTACTGCCTCAATTTCTTGTTGAAGACGTGACTTCTTCCAGCGTGTATCAACTTTGATGCCCAGTTCTTCGGCTTCTGCACGAAGTTTGTCAATAGTCACATCGTTGGCGTCTGAGTCAGGGTTGACCAGTTCACCACTTGTGACGACCAGTTCACCTGCGTCCTGATATGCACTGACCAGACTGTAAATTGCCGGAGTAAGTTCGAACGCTTTCGAATCACCCGGTGCCAGCATGCGTTCCATCACATCTTCTTCACCCGGCATCATGAACGGGCGCACGGAAATATTTTTTACAGTAATCATAAATCACCTTTAGTTGCAATACTTACCCGTTGTCATTTTACCCACAACAGCTTGTCCTGTCCAGAATCGTAGATACGCGAGACACCTTCTGATTCGTACCATTGCGTCTGCGTCATTCCATCTGGTGCGCGGTTCCACTTCTCGCGTGATTCAGTTGTGCAACCATTTACAATCCGAAACCCTACCGTCGTGGCTGAAAGTGTGAAACCGGCATTGACGTAACTGGAACCGCTGAACAAATCCCGGTCAACATATGAATAGGCGCGGTTAATGTTGTTAACCGTGGTAGCATGTTTCCACAGGCGGGACAGTCCACCCGGAACATTACACGCGGTTGCATATCGTACCAGTTCCCACTCATTCTTTTTCTGCCAGTTTGTCAGACTGATTACGGCGACTAAGGTATCATCGTGTTGCAGACCATAATGCGCGGTCGCACCCCGGAAACCCTGTACGTGGTGTTTCTCCATGAACGCCTTCGCTTCAGACGTCGAAACTTCCACAATGTTACATTTTCGGGCAAACACTTTGTCGGATGTCACGCCGAGTGCGTTGCGAATGATATTTTCTACCTGTTCGCGGCGCTCATTCCAGACATCCTCGCGAATGCTTATCAGACGGTATCCTGCTGCTTCCACGCGATGACGCTTGGTAATGTGATACCTCTTATCCTTCGTGCGCTCATCGTGCCAGTACAGACCGTTAAATTCGATTGCCAGATTGTGTGACGGCACTACAACATCAAGTTCCAGCGGTCCAATGATTGTACGGTCGGATTGTACCGCATCGGGACAAATGGAACGGACGAAGTTGAAGACTTCTGTTTCGGCTTTTGATACTCCCGAGTTGGAGCACTTAGGACAACCTGACCCCTGCCTCACGTGAACATCCGCCAGTTGTTCGAAAACTCCGTGTACCGGGCAACGTATGGAGACTGTCTGGTCAATCCTCAAATAATTCGTATCTGTGTAGTCATATTTGTCTCCGTGTTTGACTCTTGCCTTTTTTACCCATTCATCTTTTGACATTTTGCCGCCGCGATTACAGGCGGGACAGCCCGATCCGCGTAGATGTATTTTTATACTCTGATTGAACTCCCCGTGATCGGGACAGATTGCTGTCAGTGACTTTGAGTTTACGCCCGCGATGCGGTACTGATATCTGCCGGAGTGTATTATCATCGCTTTCCGTATTACTTCATCGATTGGGGTACTACGCTTGGAAGCAGAGCGCTTGTCTCCACACTTGGGACACCCGATTCCAGCGAGATGACTGTATGCTTTCTGCTGGAATACCCCGTGCTCGGGACAGATTATCGACACCGTATCATGCACTTTACCGAAGAAAACGTGGGAATAATCATACTTACCTCCGTGTTTCTGAGACGCCCTCTGTTTGAAAATATCAACCGTTACTCTGACTCGTTTCACTGTGCGACCCTCTTTTTGTGTTTGTACCGATACTACATGTTTTATATTCCGGCGTCAACGCAAAAGAAAAGCCCTCCGAAGAGGGCTTGGGATGTCGCTGAGGGTAGGTATTACAGCATATCGAGATAGATTGCGCTCAGAGGATAGCGGATTTCGGTGCCTGAAATCTTATACTCTGCCGGTACAGTTACGGCCAGACCTTTATTCTGCGGTGCCAGCATACGGAACGGAATCGGCTTGGCAACACCCAGGTTGCGGTCGTTCTTCTCGTAAATGAGAACACGGTCTTTCGAATCGTTGGACACACCGCCCGCAGCCAGTTCCGCAGCGGTCAGCTGGTAACGAACCTGAATATCAATTTCCTGCCCGGTCATCAGGGTGAAGGAGTTATTGATTTTGAAATGCTCCATAACGGTGCGGTCAGTATACCCGGTCATCAGGGTGCTGTTCATGCGTTTCCACAGGTCCGGGAATACGCGAATGGTATTCGGCAGGTGGAAGTTTTTGGACAGTTTGATGATGTCGAACAGCGGGTCGTTGAGCATGTTGAACAGCTCCTGACCAGTGGCGGTGGTGTAGTCGACGGTCGCCTTAGTCACGGTCACGTTGCTGTTATTGAACAGACCAGCCATTCCCAGTTGTGAGTCACCGAAGTAAGCCACTTTCTGACTATGTTCTTCATAGCCACGATACGCCAACTGTTGCTGCATGGTGTCGATCGGCATGTTCTGAGACGCAGTGGTGCGCAGCTCATCGATGCTGTAGTGACACTCGATGCCGCCATAGTTCAGCGGTACAGTGTGGAGTTTCGCAGATTGAGCGACGTGTGGCAGGTCCATCGCGTTTGCACCGATGAACTTCCCAACCGTGACGCCATCATAGCTCCGGTACGCCCAATGGTTCGCGAACTCAGGAATGCCGGATACAACCGGGATGTCCTGCAGATAAGTGATATCCGCGTACGGAGTTGCATAGATGGTCTGCTCAATCTGTGCCAGCTGAGAGATGTAGAATGCGATACCACCGTCAGCATCACGGAATTCAGCCGGAACGTTGACAGCGTTCTGACCATCCAGATACTGTTTAACCCACGGGTTGCCCGCAATAGTCTGTGCGTCAAGTACAACGCTGTTTAACTTATCCATTATTAACCCCCAACAACCAGAGACAGTTTAGCCAGACCACCGTCTATTGCGGCAGTGAGGAATTTAGCACCAGGAATGGCAACCGACAGAGTTGCTGATTCGCCAGCCGTCTTAGCAAAATCACCGGTCCGAGTCGCACCAACACGCAAGAATGCAGCGTCACCAACGGCAACAGCCTCCGCCACGGTTACCCAGATTACGCCAGCGGTGAGCACAGATGCTGGACGGTCGACCGGAGCACCGAAAGTTGCGCCGTCAGCGTAAGAGCGGTTCAGTTCACGAACCAGTACGCCCACGAAGTCGCCAGCTGTGGAGCTGGCAGTCGCAGCCTTAAAGCCTTTCTCGCCGCTACGTACAACACCTTTACCATATGCGACGGTTGCGGTGTCATCGTTAATTTTGGAAACGATATTCGCTACTTGTCCGTCGGCGACCATCCCGGTAAAGGCTGCGTCGTGATTCAGACCGTAGCTGGTTGCAGTAATAGCCATCTATGTCACCCTTATTTAAGTTTACCAGTCTGACGCAGCAGTGCTTCTTGTGCGCGGGACAGTACAGGTTTTGCGTCGACTACCGGCTGTTTGATGTCTTTAGCGCCATCTTTAGCCAGTTGCTCAAGTTGTGAGTCTACCACAGGTTTCACCGGTTCTTCTACAGCCATGTCGAAAGCGGCTTCAACATAGGCGGTAGATTTTTCAGCCCAGTCAACAGAGGGACGTTTAACAGCGAGAGCGGCACGTTTGATTGCAACCGGGTCCATGCTGTCACAGGTGAATTCATCGCCAGCAACTTTACGCGCTGATGAGGTAACACGTGCAATTGCTTCCACGCGTGCTTTCAGGGCTTCGTCGCTGCATTTGGTGGTCAGGTCGGCAACCTGTTCCAGTGCTGCGTCGAGTTGGGCCTGTACGGTTTCTTTGGCGGCTTCGGCGTCACTGACACGCTGTTCCAAGCGTTTGAACGCGTCTACCACCGCAGCATCCGCCACATCAACTTTTAGCCCGGTGTCAGTGGTGATTTGATACATGGGTTTTTTCTCCATATTATCGAAGATACGCGCCATTGCACCCGCACGAGCACGGTCAACAATTGCAACGTGGTTAATTTTAATCTGAGTCTGTCGGAAGTCGTATGGTTCACCTTCCGGCGTTGTCCCTGGTGTGTCATCATACACCGCCGTGTAACCCGCTGACAACTCACACTTACCGGTTTCGACAGCCTTAATCGCGTCTTTATCCTTAATAACCATATCCACAATGACAAAATCGCCGTCCTGGCGACCAACACTCGTTACAACACCAACGGAAGTGTTACGGTACGTGGAGGCATTAATAAGCGTAGGAGGATGGTTATTCGTGACATCTGCGCCGAGATAGCTTTGAAGTGATTTATCGTTAAACACTTCTTCGGCGGGACGGTATACACGGATAATGTCGTTCGGTGCGCGGTCTTTCAGTCCCAGTTCCGAAGCGAGATATTCCTGAATACCAGTACGAGCGGCTTTACCCGGCACACGCAGGAATCCCTCATCCGTGTAAACACGTTGGGAATTCAGTGCGAAACTTTTACGGTCATTGTGTGTTACGGTGATTTGCATGTTGACGAGTCCGTCAGAGTATGCCATAGTGATAATCGTTAAACACATGATACATATATTTCATAGGAGATACAACATGACCGACATGGTCAACCATCCGTCACACTACACACAAGGTAGTATCGAATGTATCGACGCTATTAAGGCCGCCACCGTTAGTAAAACCGGTATCGAGGCGGTATGTGTGGCGAATGTCGTTAAATATCTGTGGCGCTATGAAGAGAAGAACGGTCTGGAAGATGTGAAAAAGGCCCGTTGGTATCTCGAGCGCTTGGTTAATGAACTGGAGAACAAGTAATGAGTAACGATTTCATCGCCCAATGTGAAACTGAATTAGATAAAATCGACACCATTTTAAAACCATATGCATACGAAGTGACAACCAACCGCGGTACGACATATCTGGTCCGCGCGGGCAGTGTGGCGCATAACAACGCTGTTATGTTCGGGTATCAACTGAAACCGTTGTACGAGGGTGAGTGATTATGCCTGTTTATATGAGACTCAGAAGTAATGGTACTACACTCGTATTTGGTCTTTATGACAGTCGGGCCGAAGCGGAACGGGTATGCAACGTGTTAAAAGCGTTAAATGATGCATGGGAGTTTTATATATGATACCACGCTACCCAACCGGAACACTTGTGAAGTTGTTCCCCAATGGTGTCGTTACCGGCACTGTTGAAAATGTTGTTGCAAATGACCCGCCGCAGTATTGGGTCAAATGGGACGATGGTAATTACAGCTGTCACGCACAGCGCGATTTGAAACGAGTGGGGACATTGTATGGACCTTCTCATGCTTAGTGTCGGCGTTGTGATTTGGGTCGTATATTTAAGTTGACGAGTTCGTCAGGGATGACGTATGCTCAGTTCATCAACAACAGAGAGGGTTTGAGACAAATGAACACATTACTTCCCGGCTACGACCGTCCCGCCCCACAAGCGCGGGTCATTGATAAAGAATTGTTACAGGCCGCACAACAGCTTGCACGCAAGCATGAAGGTTGGGCGCTCGCTAACGCTGTATTACGTGAGGCATGTGGAAAATGAACTATAAACCCGTCAAAGCGGTAATGCTCCGCAACAATGATAAATTTATCGATGTGGACGGTGTTATCACCGTGACAAACTTCAAAATGAACTTCCGCGAGGATATCGTGACATTCACCGCGACCAAAGAGGACGGTTCGACATCTGAGCGCTGGATAGCGATGGACCGACTTGTCAACAAGGTGGTGGGCTAATGGGTATTGTTAAAGGTGTACTAATTATCCTGCTCGCAGGGTGGGTAATTCTGGCAACAATTGCCGCGCTACCTCTGGAACTGGAATACAAGTGGCAGGCATGGGCAATTGTTGCATTTGGTCCGGTTGCTGTATTTGCTGGACTGTGGGAAGTGGTGAGCCGGGTGTTCAGAGGACGTGGGAAATAACAGTGTCATCGCTTAACATTTGGGTCGGTTTTACCGGCCCTTTTGTTAAGCGTTAATCATTTTAACCGATGTATCTTGCACCTTTCGATGTATTTTCAGAAGCCCATAAAGGTTGTAAATTCGACAGTGAATTTATGATTTTAGAATCTGTGATTCCCCACTCCACCAATATCGATATGGGTATAATATGGTCGACATGCCACTCGCCATGATTTTCCCAAGTCATACCTGGTCTGAATAAAGACTCTATATGATTCTTAAATTCATCAATTGAGTATCCTAGTTTCCTAATACTCACATTACTTCGGTTCCCATCTAAATATCTGTAGATAAGTTTATTTAGACAACCTCGGATAACGCACGACAATTTATAATTTGAGTCAGTTCTATATCTATTTTTGTGCCGCGTGTTTATTTTTATTCTGTTCTCTGGTTTTGCTCTATATTCACGTTGGTACTGTTTCTTTTGTTCTCTGTTTTCATTGTATTTTCTCTTTTCCTTTTGTTTAATCTTATCTGATTGTTTGACGTACGCCCTTTTACAGATTTCCCTACCGCACTCTACACAGGTGTGATTACAAGTGAATCGCTCGGAAAGATGCCCGTTTCTACATGGTTTACCGGTGAAATAACGAGGGTAACCATTTTCCAATGCTTCAACTCTGGATGTGATTTTCAAAATTTACCTCTGGTCCGAAGGTGGTCAAAATGAAAAAAACGGCAAATAGTGACCAACTATCTTTCGGATGCCTCCTAGCCGTTTTTACTTTTTCATTTTACTGTTTTTAATATGTTTTCAACTTTAAAATCTGGTACAGCGATACTTACACATCTGCAATTTATTGGTTGCCCCGGAAAAGTAGGAACACCGTCGACAACCGGTAAATCATCCCAGCGGAATACGCCCGGACCATATCCTACATCACGTTTAGCTACCTCCACGTGGCTATGACGTACCCGTTCATCGTGCGATGTGGTCCATTTAAAGTAATTTATTCCCGAATTAACTTGACGAATGCGGTTCATGTCACCCTGTATTTTCGACGTCTGATCGCGGGCAATTAATTTAGCGCGACGCTCCGTGATACCAAATTGCTTAACGAGTGCTCCCTCGATGTAACTGGGGCGCATACCGTTACGCATATTGGTCATGACAATGTTCTGCACCTGCTCCAGATACTGAGCCGGAATGGACTGAATGAGTTTAGCGTTCTGATACGATGCCGCGCTGAGATATTCCTGCAGCTGTGTATCGCCGCCGTACAGATTGATAGCGAATGAACGGGCGTTATCCTTTGCTGCAGTCTGTACAAACTGTGACGCGATGGTTTCGGCCTGACGACGAGCAAACGCACCGAGCCACCGTGTAAGCAACTGTGTGATTGCGGAGGTGATGGTATCGCTCCAGCCGTCGGCGGTGTACTCCGGCGCAAGCTGTTTCACCAGTGGAACGATGTTGGCGTCCACATCCTCACGAACAAGCCGGGCAACCTGTTTCAGCTGGCGATAATAATTTAGTTCTGTTTGTCGTGACATGCTTGACGGCCTCGTCAGTATGGTGTAGAGTGTACATAATATCACAGGAGATGAGAGATGGCACAGTTTAAAGGTACACCTGGTCCGTGGGAAATCAAACCGGAAGAAGTTGACAGACCGTATATTCGAATTCGCGGAACACAATTGGGCGGACGATTCAAAGTTGCAAACGTTTTGTCCCCAGATTATGACGGTGTTCATCATCGTGAAGCCGATGAAACTCGCGCAAACGCACGTCTTATCGCTGCCGCTCCGGAACTGCTGGAAGCGTTGCAATTAATGCTGGATTCTCAAGTATTGCCGGTTTGGCATCAATCAATTGCCCGCGCAGCCATCAACAAAGCAACAGGAGAGACAAAATGACATTACTTGAACTATTGCGTCAGGAATTACCAAAGCGTGGCGGTTGGCCAGAGGGTGTGGCGGCGATGGCACAAGACGCCGACGGCGCGGTACAAAACTATGCCGATACCCGCGACATCAGAATAAACCGTGAATACGCGGAGGGTAATTCAAGAATTGTTTGTAGCTATAGTATTGACTCAGGTGAATGCGAAGTTTCAACCGACAGATTAACCGCCATCGTTACGCGTGAACAGTACGAGGCGACTGGCTGGGACGGCGTTGGACTTCCTCCGATTGGCGTTGAGTGTGAATGGCAGGATAAAAACACGGGGGAATGGCAACCAGTAAAAGTAGTTTATGCCTCGGAGTGGGTTACTGTTATACGTGAAATAAACGAAGAAAAAGGGGATGACCTTGTTGAGATTGCCATAGAAAACTACGGTGATGATGCTCGCCTCAAGTTCCGCCCACTCCGCACCGAAGCGGAACGCGCGATTGATGAAATGGTTCGGTTGTCCGGTGTGTCAATCGGTGCGGCTAAGATTCTGTATGATGCGGGGTATCGGAAATGAAACGTTGTTCAGTGTTTTGTTACTATGAGGGGATGGATGGCGCTGGGCGAGGTATCTGCAGTGGCAATCACACCTGTGATATCGAATATGAATTTTTCGTGAGTGCATTAGAGTATGTCAAAAATACTACTGACTATCTGATGAACGAATTAAAACCGACATACGCTAATCTTGCGTGGATAGTTTTAAAGCAAGTAACAATCTTTCCCGGTGAGTAACCAAACTGGCCCGTTACTGGGCCAGTTTTGCCATTATCTCATCGTGCGACAGTCCGTCAGCCACATATCCGTTGTAGCGTATCCAGAATGCGTCCGTGGTCTGCTCGTCAGGCTCCGGGCGTTGCACAGTGGACATCTCTTTCTCAGTCTCTGACTGCTCATCAATCTGACCATCTTCAAACTGATACTCTTCGGATGCTTCCAGATTGCGTTGTACCTGCGACACAGTGATAACGCCCTCAGCAAGATATAACATGTCCTTATCGGCGCGGATTTTGGCAGCTTGTGCAATCTGCAACTCGTTAGGCTGTGCGAGTGGATTCCACACGTAGTTAAAGTCATCAGGCCAGTAACCCAGTGCGCTACGTACCAGCACCTCATCAAGCTGACGCAAGCCTGGGTCAACCTGTGTCAACTGTTTGGAGCGGATGGAGTTGTTGTAGTTGTTCATGTCCCCCTCACCAGTGGCATTCATGCCCTTAGCGGAGGTACCGAACAGGCGCGTAACAGGAATGTCAGCCGCACCACTAATCCACGTCATGAACGTCTCAAGCACCGGTGCAACACCGCCCAGGTCGAGCGTCTTACGTTCATACGACTCATCACCGTCCAGCAGGGCCATTTGCACCAGTGACTTCATCTGACTGAACAGTGTGTAACGCGACACAATTGCATCATCCTGGTCACTGGCTAACTCGTCGGACAGTCCCTCACGTTTGACCACATCGACGTTTGCCTCCTGCATCAGTTCCGCGATGCCGTCCTTTGATGCAACCATGTCCATGATGTCATCGAGGCACACGCGTAACTCACTGTCGCCCCATCCCTGAGTCTGGACCATCTGGCGACGAGGGATACGCTTACCACTGAAACGCGCAAAATGGGTCCAGTGGATTTGCTGGCCGCCGCCGGTAATGGTGTAATACTCCGGCATCATGTAGTTAGGTGCCAGAATGTCCCAGGTGTTCATGGTGAGCGGTGACATGTCATGGCGGTCAAATACGATACAACGTTTCAAATCACCTTTACGAATACGGCGCACGTCGAGCGGCTTTGACAGGTCCTGGCCGGTCAGCATGAGAATACCACCTCCACCGTACAGACGCGCCCATGTGATAGCTTCCTGCACGCTGGCAGGTATCATCAGACGGTCTTCTTCGATGCGGATGTCATCGGCTTCCTTGCACTTGATGGTGCGCCACTCGCGGCACATGTCTTCCGCAGGTATTTCCACAATCTGACGAGCCAGCCAGTTAGTCTGGTAAGCTGCGTCAAGTTGTTGCCAGTTGGACAGCGCAGCATACTGGAACATATTGTGAGAGCGTTTCGCTTTCCATGTTCCGAGACCGGACACGACGTTTACCAGTCCGTCGGTGGTGTGAAGGTTTGTTTTAGCAGCCTTAGCCATGTTTATAAAATCTCCGACGCTGTTCGGCGTGCGAGTAATCCGCGACTATTGGCAATGATAAACGAATCCGCGATGTTTGGCGACATGATGTCTCGTTTTGCCAAATCTTTTTTACTTTCAACCTTGACTTTACCACTATTGTCGAAGTCGCGCATTGGTGTCGATAACTCGTCAATGAGTTTGTCCAGCAGTTTTGCATCGATATCACTTGACAAGCTAATCATCTGGTCAACCGGAAACTCCCGACCCTTTGTGACAGCCAGGTACGTATTGCGGAACCGGTCAGCAGTGAGCCACCATGTCTGTGCTTTCAGATTGGCAAAGAAATCTTCATTGTTGATGCGGGTATCGCCGTATTTCTTTTTCGGGTCGGACACTTTGCCGCCCGCATTGAATTTGAAGTGTCTGTGCCATCCTGCGGCGTTCAGGTGCGAACCTGTGCCAGCGCCCACCCCGATACTGTCGTAACCAATGTGGGACGCTCCAGCGCGTTCTGCGGTAAGTTTGACACGCATCGCTGACTCACGCAGTTCATCCTCGCCACCTTTCCACTCATCCAGTCCAATACACACGCTGCCGTCCATCGTGGTCGATGCGTTTTTATCATCGCCAGAGTCAGCAACGTCGTAACCAACAGTTTTACCGCCGAACCAGTTGCCGCCAACTTTCTTGTGAGCATCGATAGCGGCCTGAAGCCAGGAACGCTTGATAACCACACGGTCATCATTGTCACGTGGTACGCCAAGATAAATATGCTGGTATTCTTCGAAATCTTCGGCCTTGGCTGATTCAATATCGGCCAGAGCTGTAGCAGACAGAAATGGGTTCTCGTCATAATTAATTAAACGAGTAATGGTTCCGGCGGGCGGATTTAATACAAGACGCTTATATGCAAAATCAGTTGCAAGACGTGGGTTAAATGTAACCCATATTTCAGCATCTTCGTTACGCATGATTGTTGGACGAATTGTGGCAAACATATCTTCCGTTAAATTATGTGCCTCTTCAATCCACGCTACGGATGCTTTTTCAAATGATTTAATTTCGTCAATATTACGGGCCATACCGTAAAAGCGAAATAATGAGCCATTGGTTTTATGCTCAATAGCATCTGCATAAACTTTAAAATTCTTGTCCAGTCCGAAATAACTGATTTTATCTTTCAGGAGTGTATATACCGAATCAGCGATACGGTTCTGGTACATACGTAAGCACAGAAAACGCTGCTCCATGAAATTGGCACGCGCTATAGCCACGCCTGCGGCATCGTGCGACTTCGACGACATACGGCCGCCGTACAGTGTGCGAAAGCGTACAGCGTGTCCGTCAGGTGCTGTACGCGTTTTCCAGAAGTCCCGCAGTGCCGGGTTAAGCGTTGGATTAGTCACCGTAAAAATCGTCCAGTGTTTTGCGGATGCCCACTTCGCCACTCAGTTCGATGAGTTGCTTATCCAGTCCCAGGAGTTTCGCCTTACCCATCGTCGCACCAGTCGCGGCAGACGCTTGCACAGTATCGGCGGTCAGAGCGGCAATGCGCGCCTCTTCCAGCTCGGCAATGAGTGAATCAACTGTCACATTGTGGCGCTTTGAATGAACTTGACGAAGTGAGGCAATTCTCCCCGCAACTGCCCCGTTATCCAGCATTTCAGATGCTCGTTTAGCGATGGTGTTTACGGCCATGCGGGAAGTGTTATACGAGCGGCGATATGACTCGGATGCGTTACCCGTTTCCACAAATGCCTGAGCAAACTTCTCTTGCTGCTCTGTCACACCATGTTCGTTAAGTTTAGCCCTTGCCATGTTGGCCCCCACGCTATTGTCTCTAATGCCACGATTTTATCATGACTGTACCGTCATTGCCACATACCCCGTTAAAACTCGTTCGGGGTACTTCAACGGGGTATCAAAAACTCTTTAACTTTCAGTACTATACTACTTATTACCCTTATACCCTTATAAAATAGTAATTAGTAGTAATAGAAAGTATATAATATATAATATAAATGTAGTATAATACATAATGTATACT